ATGTGCAGCGCGTTCCTAGTGAACAACAAGTGCCTGAACTGCGGATACGTTAAGTGACTGAGATAGCAGCCAGATTCGAGTCTAAAGTCGAGCGTGTTCCGTTCATGCCTTGTTGGATATGGACAGGGGCGGCAAACGAGCATGGCTATGGCGTAATAGGCCGTGGAAGGCGTGGCGAGGGTAATGAGAAAGCCCACCGACTTGCGTATCGGCTGTACAAGGGAGAAATCCCAGATGGCAAGATAGTCCTGCATAAGTGCGGTAATCCATTTTGTGTCAATCCAAGCCACCTAGAAGCAGGAACCTACAAAGAAAACTCGGCTGATATGCTGCGTATGGGTAGGCATTTCATCCCAGATAATTCGGGCGAAAATGCTAGGTGGGCGAAGCTAAACGAGGAACAGGCACGAGAAATCCAAGCGGCTAAAGGCGGTAAAAAGGGGACTGGGACAGCATTAGCTAGGAAGTTTGGCGTTCACAAGTCAACGATTTATCAGATATGGGCAGGGGCAAATTGGAAGAAATCCTGATTCCGTACGATCCTAGACCGCACCAGCACGAGCTACATGATGCGCTAGACAATCAGCGGTTTGTTGTTGCCGTTATGCACCGTCGTGCTGGCAAAACAGTAGCCGCAATCAATCACCTTATCAAAGCCGCGATAGAGTGCGACAAGCCTAACCCACGGTTTGCCTACATAGCACCTACCTACAGCCAAGCCAAGAGAGTCGCTTGGGATTACCTACTAGAGTACACAAGGCCGCTTAATGCAACTGCCAACATTGCTGAGTTACGTGTTGATTTTTGGGGGCGTAGGGTTAGTCTTTACGGGTCTGACAATCCTGATAGCTTGCGCGGTCAGTACTTTGATGGCGTGGTTATCGACGAGGTGGGCGATCAGAATCCACGTATTTGGAACGAAATCCTCAGACCTGCTCTTGCCGACCGTCTTGGGTGGGCTTGCTTCATTGGCACTCCTAAAGGTGCTAACCATTTCGCTGAATTAGCCGATAGAGCTAAGTCTGAGGAAGGCTGGAAGTACCTAGAGTACAAGGCTAGTCAGACCAAGATACTGCCTGAGTCCGAGCTAAAGGCTGCCTATCGAGAGATGGGTGAGGACAAGTACAACCAAGAGTTCGAGTGTTCCTTTAACGCAGCAGTCGAGGGTAGTTACTATGGGAAACTTATTAACGACCTTGAGAGGGATGGTCACATTAGTGATTTTCCTCGTGATGATCTCTGCCGTGGCTTTGTTAGTTGGGATCTTGGAATTAGCGACTCGATGGCTTTATTCGTTGCACAATTGGCTGGAAAAGAGGTTCGACTACTTGATTGCGTTGAAAACCATGGACAAGGACTAGATTGGTACGTTCGTTGGCTAAAAGACAATGATTACGCAGGGTTCAGTCAAATCTTGCCCCATGACGTACAGGTTCGGGAGCTAGGCACAGGCAAGAGCCGTAGAGAGGTCTTAGAGGAAGCTGGGCTAACGATTACGATTGCGCCTAGATTGTCTGTGGCTGACGGTATTCAGGCTGTAAGGAGACTATTGCCTAGATGCTGGTTCCACCCAAGGACTAAGCCGGGGCTAGATGCCTTACGGAACTATCGTAGGGAACATGATGAGAGACGGCAGATATTCTATGAAAAGCCGCTACATGACTGGTCTAGCCATTTCTCAGACGCTTTCAGATACCTAGCGATAGGTCTTGACGAGGGCGATAGTTCATGGCAGACATCGTTGCCAATTTCAACGAAATGGATTGTATAATAAGCAAAACCCATAAGGATTTGCTATGAAGATGGATGAGGGTCAAATCAAGGGAATTATCGAGAATGAGATCGATAACTCCATCGGTTACATCGATACCGAAACTACGGATCAGCGATCCAAAGCCCTAGAGTATTACCTACGTTATCCGTATGGTAACGAGGTAGAAGGCCGTAGCCAGATTGTAACTGGTGAGGTAGCCGAGGCTATCGACGGTGCATTGCCACAACTTATCCGGGTCTTTACGACTACTGAGGATATTGTCTCCTTTGAGCCTCAGACTCCAGAAGATGAGGAGTCATCCAAACAGGCCACAGACTACTGTAACTGGGTGTTCTACCGTGAGAACGACGGTCTAATCATCCTGCACAACTGGTTCAAAGACGCGCTGATGATGAAGGTTGGCGTAGTCAAGGCGTACTGGGAAGCCCAAGAGGACGTTAATAAAGAGTCCTACAAGAATCTGACTGAAGACGAACTAGCCATGCTGCTGTCTGATCCTGCCATTGAGGTAGTGAGCCAGAAGGTAGAGATGGTTGACGGTGGTATGGATATGATGGGTATGCCTATCCAGATTCCTTACTACAGCGTCAAGGTCAAGAAGGTTAAGAAATACGGCTGCGTCAAGATTGAGAACGTACCGCCAGAAGAATTCCTAATTAGCAAATCGGCAAGAACTATTGAGGATAGCCCGTTCGTAGCGCATCGTCGTTTGATGACTCGTTCGGAACTCATAGCGATGGGGTTCGACAAGGATGTCATCGAGGGATTGCCTAGCTACGACGATCTCCAGTTCACGACTGAGCGTATTGCTCGATTCAGTCAGGGTGAGCAGCCGGATGAGAACATCTCCCTTGACCCAACGATGCAGGTGGTTGAGGTCTACGAGTGCTACATCAAGATTGACGTTAATGGTGACGGTATCGCTGAGTTGCGGAAGATTGTCTATTCTGGCAACGAAATCCTAGATGATGAGGAATGTGATCTAGTACCGTTCCATAGCCTGTGTCCGATCCCGATCCCGCACAAATTTTATGGTCAGTCGCTAGCAGACCGGACGATGGACATCCAGCTAATCAAGTCTACGGTTACGAGACAGATGCTGGATAACCTGTATCTAACGAATAATGCTCGTCTGGGTGTGGTCGATGGTCAGGTCAACTTGGATGATGCTCTTAATGCAACTCCGGGCGGTATCATCCGCATGAAGTCGGCTGGTGCGATTACTCCGGTAGAGGTTCCTGCTGTAACGGCTCAGGCTTTCCCATTGCTTGAGTACATGGACGCAGTTCAGGCCAAGCGTACAGGCGTAACTGACCAGCAACAGGGTCTTGATCCTGACGTAATGAACAACGTCTCGGCTACGGCTATTGCAGCCATGATGAAGTCTAACTCTGGCAAGCTGGAGTTGATTGCTCGAATCTTTGCTGAGACAGGCGTTAAGAGCTTGTTTAAGGGGATTCTGCACCTATTGGGCAAGTATCAGGATCAGGCCAAGATTGTCCGTATGCGTGGCAAGTTTGTGACGTTTGATCCTCGGACATGGACGAATCAGTACGATGTGGCGATTAACGTCGGTCTGGGTTCAGGTGACAGAGAGCAGAAACTGGCTATGTTGCAGATGATCCTAGCCAAGCAGGAGCAGGTTCTAACGCAGTTTGGCGCATCAAATCCGCTGGTATCTGTGGCTCAGTATCGGGATACCTTAGCGAGACTGATTGAATCGGCTGGTTTCAAGGATGCTAACGCCTTCATTAACGAGATCAGTCCTGAACAGAACGAGGCATTGTCTCAGCCACAGCCACCTGCTCCAGATGCTCAGGCTGAAGTAGCACAGATGCTGGCTCAGGTAGAGAGAGAAAAGACCGAGGCCAAGGCTCAGATTGAGGCTGCGAAACTAGGCTTGCAAAGAGAGCAACTAGAGGCTGAATTCACCCGTAAGGGTATTGAATTGTCTATGCAGCAGGAGCGTAGTGCTTCTGAGATGCGTATCAAAGAGGCTGAGTTGGCGGTTAAACAACTACAGGCTATCTTGGCGATGGACATTGCTGACGAGGATAGCCGTAACAAACAGGCTGATATTGTCCTGAAGGCGATTAAAGAGCTAGGTAATCTGACCGGGAATCAGATGTAATGGCTGGCTTACTGAGTGACATTCTAGGGTTTGTAGACAGGGCTAAACAGTCCACAAGGGCTAATGTTGGCTTGCTGATGGACAATCCGCAAGAGTATGCGCGTCAGATTAACGAGTCAGCCAGAGACATCAATCGACAGGATACGTTAGCGGTTCAGGGTAAAAATGCCATGCTTGCAGGTAGACAACCTACTCCTGAGCAAATGGCTGCTATGGATGCTATGCGTCAACGTGCTGAAAACCTATCAATGGGGTTTGCTGGTACTGTTACTCCGGGTCTTTCTTGGTTAGGCAAAAAATTGCCATCCGTTGAAAAATTAGCAAAGTCAGAAAACAAATTTTTGTATCATTCTGATACTGCAAAAAATGTTGAAAATTTGAAATACGGCATTGATCCGCAACAGGGAGGCTCTTGGATTAAAGAGATTGCTGAAGGGTCTGGGGCTAATGTTGATGATTTATTATCAACTCAAACGCCCATGTCATGGTTTTCGGATAAACCAAGTTGGGTAAAAATTAAGGTTGCTAGGGAATTAAATAAGCCACTTGATAAAGTGACAACGGAAGATATAAAAAAACATGGTCATTTGGCGATAGTGAACAAGAAAGACCCTTATTTACAGGACATTTGGAGAGTTGGTGAACAAGGCTTATTAGAAGGGCAGTATTCAAAAGTTACAGATATTAAAGGTCAACAAGTTCCAGCTTACCAAACAGGGATGTATCAAGAAGGAAATTACGGTCAGCGACTAGAGCCTTTTGGCGTAGAAAAAAATGAATGGGTATCAACTCAAAGTGTTGAGCCATTTATACAGCTAACTGGTGATAATTTAGTTAAATTTTTGAAACTTACTGGTAACTTAAAATGAATAAGTCGCAATGGGCTGAACACTTACTGAGGGATGAGGGCTTTCAGATGATGATGGAAGAACTCAGGTCAGTAGAGGTCAGTAAGTTTGCGATGAGTGCTGCTAGCGAGGCTAACGTAAGAGAAGATGCTTACCACCAGCTAAGGGCATTAGAGAAGATTGAAGCCTACCTTGAAGGGCTATCGGCACAGAAGCTGATAGACGAAAAGCGGCTGAAAATTTTGTAACTGAGTCGGGCAGTTCCCGATATAATTTAGGAAACAATATATGAGCGATACTGGAAGTATGACC